CAGGGTGTTGTAGTGCCCTTCCTCCTTCAGTACCAGCATAAACTGGTGCTAATAAGGCTTGTTCAGTTTGTAAGAAGGTTTCTTGTGAACCTGGAATAGTGTCAAGATAGTCACCAGTCCATGCCAACATTATGGAACCTCCTTGCGTGGTAGGAACATTGGGAACAAATGTAAACTCAAGTTCTAAAACTTGGTATTGAGTAAACGAGCGAGAAATGGATGCCAACCAAGGAATTCCTGGGCTGGATGGGTAAAAGTTTTGTTGTCCTCCTAAATAGGTGGCAGCAGTAGCATTAACTGTAACCAACGCTTCTGTCTTTTCCACCACCATTGTTTGGACTCCATTTAACATGACCATTTCGGACGTTACGGCTGACTGTCCTCTGAATCGCTTATTGACTCGTTGCCCTCCTACAAATAAAGACTGATCAGCCATAGGATATGATCTTTTAGCCACAGTTTTTGGTTTCTTTTTGGGGGGAATTTGTTTTGGTACATTTGTTGGGTTATCAACCATGTAAATCCTTCTATGTTTTAAATCAATAGGATATTGATTGTTAAATTGGTTCTGATTAGACATTTTGCTTATATCTCAATCCTATTAAATATGTTAATAATATAAATAATTTAGTAATAACTAAACTAACTATAATAGCTATGTAATATTCTATCTTGAAAGTGGTAAATTTTCAACCAGGACAGACAATTCAACATAATCCTGGTTATCATTCCTTTCACAGTTGGCAAGAGATGTTGAATTAAACCTTTCCTCCAAACTAATTTGTTGGTCAGGTAAAATTCCGAAAGCAAGCCAAAACGAAAACCTTGCTTCATTTGTGATTTTGGAGTCAAATAATGACTCATCTCCAATCATCCGGAACATGCCTGAACTGTTAAGGTTTGTTAACGTTGTCTCTCTAACTCCAACTTTTGCATTTGTTTTGGGAAACATTGTGTAAAATGACTGCCAACATGGAATTCCACAAGTTAATGCGGTTCCTCCATGATGCATTGCGTTATACCATACGTCTTTATGATGCGCATTATTGGTAATGTCTAATAAGCAACAAAGGTCCTTTGCCATAGCAACACGTGGGTCGCGGCACATGCGGTACCTTATGCCATCAAAAATTGGTTGGGTCTGACAAAATGATAT